ACCCCGCGAATTTGCCCGCCGTTGCGCTGCGTTGAGTTTAGCTGATCGATCAGCTGTCGCGCGAAACTCTCGCCAAAGCCCATTGGGTCGTTTTGCAGCGTGAAGGCAAACGTGGTCGCAGGCGCTTGCGCAGGTGCCGCTGCCGGTGTCGATCCGCCGCCGCCGCCAGAGGATGCCGCAGCGCCGCCGCTAGAGCTTACACCCTTGATCGCCTGCACCATGTTAAGGCCAGCCGCCAAGACGCCACCAGCCGCAGCTAGACGCGCCCACGGCCTGCCAATAAACGACGGGTCTTTTAGAACCTCGGTAAATGCAACGTAGCTATTGATTAGGCCTTGCGCCGCAGATAGGATTTGAGACGCCTTCAACGCCTTTTCGCCGCCAGTCTTAACTACGTTAGCCATTGACCCAAAGAACCCAGCCGCATCGGATAGTTGCTGCGACATTGATCCGCTCTTGATCTGCGAAAGCTTATCTTGGTGCTGACGTTCCAGATTTTCGACAGCCGCCGCATACTCCTCACGGGTCAGCAATTCAGCCTCAAGCGCACCAGCAAGCGTTTCCTGCCCCTGCGCATACCATTCAGCCACCACTTCCGCCTCGGTCGCAAAACCCTCTTGCAGCGCCTCAAGCCGCGCCGCCATATCGGACGCAATGCCAGCGCCACCGGCAACTCCAGGCGTTGTGGTTGTCACTACAGGCGGAGCGCCTGGCAATGTAACTGCGCCATATTCCGCGCCCATGATTGCAGATGCCGCGCTTCTGTTATCTCGCCTTGCTTGTTCAAGTGCATTTTCAGCAGCCGCTAGTTTTTCAAGTGATGATCTGTGTGCCAGAACACGCTTGTCCATCGCATAGCCAAGCATTGCCGCGCCCTCGACGTCGGTCAAATTGGCCTCATACGCCGCAGAGGCAGATAGAAGCATGGCTTTTTGTTTTGCCAATTCACCCTTCGCCGCTTCATATGCGCTTTCGGCAAGCTTGCGATTGTCATTGGCAAGCGCAATTGCCGCTTTGCCAGCCGATGGCGCTGCGGTTTGATAAAATCCATCAAGCGCGCCATTCAATGCGGACGTACCTGCCGCCGCGTCATAGGCCGCAGTTTCAGCCTCTCCGGCATTATCCCTGAAGATCAAAAAGTATGCCGCCGCTGCGCCAATTAAACCAGCCGCAATACCAATCGGCCCGCCCAGCAACATAAATGCACCTTTAAGAACAACCACTGCTGCCGATAGAATGCCTGTGGCCGTTGCCCCAGCCATTAAAGCAGTTGCTGTTGCGGTAAGTGATAGAACCATTGCAGGAATTGCAGTTGACGCAAGCCCAGCGATCAAAATTCCCAAAACGTCAAGATTGTCACCGATAAACCCCATGACTTCGCGAAACTTGCTGCCAGTTCCAACCAACTCAAGAAAGCCGTTTGACAACGCAATAATCGCGGGCGCAACCTTCGCCGCCATGATATTACCAAGCCCGCTAATCGCCATGCCAATCCGCCCGAAAGCATCATTCGCCGCTTCAATCGTTTCGGCGTCAAACTGCGAAACGGCAATGCCAAATTCCTTTTGAAACTTTGCCGCATTAGCCGCCTTTGCGGAATAATCAGAAAGCATATTGATGGCGTCTTTGCCAGACCGCCCAAACACTTCCATCGCCAATGCCGTCTTTTCGGCTGGGTCTTTTACAGCGTCAAGGCTTGCTGCAATCTTCGCAAATTGCTCATCCGGCGAAAGGCCCTGCAAATCCTTGATTGAAAGACCAAGCTTTCCAAACGATTCCGTTTGCAGCTTGGTGCCGCTAGACAATTCCACGATATTACGCTGCATCAATCCAAGCATGGATGATAGCTTGCCGCTTTCAATGCCCGCCTCACCTGCTACCAACGTCATCTTTTGGAATGCGGATGTTGTCAAACCAAGCGTGCGCGCCTGCTTTGTAAGCGTATCAATATTGGCAAGGCTTGTTTTTGTCAGACCGATCATTGCAACGCCAGTCGCCGCAATAGCCGCCGCCCCAACCTTTGCAAAACGCGCAAGGTTTGCTTGGCCTTTGGATAGCGCGTTATCAAGGCCGCTAGTGTCGCCGTTGATGTTTACCTTGATTTCCTGCGCAGCCATATTACCAGTCCTCTGCCAGATGATCCAATGTTGCGCGGGTCAATCCGCCCGCATAATCGTTGGCCTTGTCACGCGGGCTTTTGTGGTGCCATTCGCAAAACCATTCCGGCAGTGTCATTTCCCAAAATTCGGTAGGTGACAGCCCCCACTCGCGCCCTATCAAATAGAGGCTGTCCCAATCTATCGCTTCGACTTCACTGTCTTCGACTGCGGGGATTTGACGGCGGGGGCCACGGGCTTTTTTTCGTTAGGCTCGACTGGCGTGATTGCAGTTGCAACCGCCGTTGCGATAGCGTCAATTTGCCCTTGGCTTGCCGTCATGATGTAGCCGAACACTTCGTCTTCTGTCACGGTAGCGCCGCCAGCTTTGAGGAACTCGGACGCCACAAAGGCCAGCGACGGCGCGCTGATCGGCCCAACCGCAAGCCCGTGCATTAAGACAGCGATGTTAACGCCTTGCCCCTCGATGCGCCGCAGCAGTTTGTTGGACGGGGTGAAAACGTATTCTTCCCCGCCCCACTCAATCGTGACCTCACGAAACACGCCCATTATACAGCCGTGTAAACGATTGCGCCGGACGATGCCAGCGAAGCGCTGAATGTGTTTTCACCATCATGCGCGCCGCCAGTTTCGAACGAACTCAAAAACCAATCGCCGGTAAACGTGCCAATGGTTTCGACCTCAACCTCGTAATCCGACAGCAAGCCAGATCCAGCGCCCATCGCAACAGCCATAAGCGTGCCATCCTTCAAGACGCCTTCAACGGCCAATCCTACGTTGCGCACGGATACATCCGCAAGCATCGTGGTCCAGCCAGCGCTGTCTTTATCAGTAACGTCAATGGGCTCGTTGTTGATTGTAAGTGTGTCGCTGCGCGATCCAAGGATTGCCACGGCGGCAACTCCAGTCCCGCTAGAAATGCGCACTCTGCGCCCTGATCCTGCCGCCATTGTGTAGCCTCCTAAGCTGTGTCTGTTACGTTATAACATAACAAACAGCAAAGCGCTAGGCTATGGACAAAACGCGGTAAGACATCCGACAACGGCGCGTGATGCCGTCAGGGTCACGCTCGAATACCATCGCCGTGCATTCGGTTGTGATATGGCCAGAGACGCCAAGCGCTTGGCGGTGCAGCCGATCATAAACCGCCTTGCTGATTGCCTTGATGTTGGTGCCGTTGGTCCGCGCCCACACGTCAACTTGGATTGTGCTATCCTGCCCGATTGCGTCCTTATCATCGAATGACCCTGACGTTGGAAAAGACATTGTGACAAACGGAAAGCCAATCGGATCTCCGCCGTCGGTCAGTTGCGGCACCCATTCGTTGAATACCGCCGTGACGCCGTAAGCGGTGGAAAGCGTAGCAGTGACGCTGGACACATTCAACCGCGCAAAGATTGCCGTTTGCAACTCAATCGGATTCATTTGGCAAGCCTTTCCAATGTTTTCAAAACGCGCTCGTTTAGCTTAACTTGGCCTTTGATGGTTTCAGGTTGCCAAACAGGACGCGGCGCAATCTTTTTAGTGCCGTATTCCAGATAATAGGCATATGCCAAGCGGCTTCCGATGGTAGCGCTCATCTTGCCCGTATTGTCAAAATACACCGATGAAACCAGCGTTCCCGTATCCGTTGCAGGCGCTTCACCAGGCGCGGATGCCGTATGCTCAACATTCCCGCGCGTGTAGGTTTTGCCCGTCTTAGGCCCGCGCTGGATTGCCTTCTTTACCGCCGTATTGATCTCCAAAGCCGTTGCAGTCACATCCTTGCCGATCGCATCCGTAGCCGCCTTGCCAAACTTACGCAGCGCCGCCTCAACTTGGCCAATGCCCTCGATTTGGATAGTGACTGTCATACCGCAACCCGCTGCGCAACTGTCTGCCAGCCCATCAATACATCATCGGAATAGTTACCCATAGGGCAAGGCATGGCGTGAAATTTATCGTTAAACATCTTCTTTGCAGCCGCGCGCATGGTCCGCAAATCGCCCTTGCAAATCACAAAGCCAAAGCGCCCCCATGCATTCGGCCCCATGCTATCCATATCTTTTGGACCGGCCAAAAACTCTACCTTTGCCGCAGCCTTTCCAGCATCATCCTCACAGTCAAACCAATCTCGTTTCATACCGCGACCCCGCACTCTACATCAATCTCAAGCCATTTGTTGCCAAAATCCACATTTTTAATATAGCGGATATTGTGACGCAAGCCACGGATTAACACACTATCCGCCTCGCGCAAAGCCGCCGTATATCGCACCACCACAAGCAGCTTCACATCTGCGCTTAACCGTTGCGCTTGGGATGCCTCATAACCCGACAGCGGCCTAACCATGCCCTTTGTTGGCGCGCCTGCAATCGTTGCCCATGCACCCGCGACCACGTTGCCGTCAACATTCGTTGCCGATCCCATGCGTTGAAACGTGACAGGCTCACGCATCTTTCCGGCGCTATATTTGCAGCAAGTCATCGCACCCTCCGAAGTAACAGCCCAAGGCCAGACCCGACACGCGCGGTTTGCACGTCGATCACAGCCATAATACCGACATCAGTTAGCGGCGGCAAATAAATCGGCGCTTCATATCCAACATCCAGAAAACCAGAGATATTGAAAAACTCGTTTACTACTTCCATCGGTGAATATGGCGCTGCGATTTCAAGGATGTTTTCGCGCTTAAACACAACCGCATCGACGGTTTTGCCCGCGTCGGCATTAACACGCACCCCGATCAGAAACGCCTCATAATCAATCGGAACGGTAAACGCGCCGATCCGTGAAATTGCTTCTGGAAATCCGTTAAGCGGGATTGATGCCCACATGGCTCCAGCTGTGCTTTCGATCACGATATCGCCGTAATGCGACCCCGCCGTTTGCGTGGCATAGGTTCCACTTTTTGATACCCGCGCCGACAGCAACCTCATGAATGTGCGAGCGCTTGGCAGGCTTGCGATTGTGCCAGCCGTTACGATTGTATCCGTGATTTCCAAACCGTTTTGGTCAATGCCATACAGCAGCACCTCGCGCGCGCCCAAGCCCGCCGCCGTATCGTTTGCATTGCCACCCGCACTAATGCGCAACTGAACCGCGCCACCCACCTGCGGCGTTTGATATACGCCAGCAGGCGTTATTGGGACGAACGTTTGCCCGACGGCAGTATTACGGCCCTCAACCTTGATTGAGCGCCACCCATCAGCACCGCCGGTTGCAATGTCAAACGGTTTTGGATAGCTCATATCCGCTTTACCCGATACGCGCCCAGCAGCGCCCCCGCAGCGCCCAAAGAATCGTCAGGCGTGCAGTCGTCGCCCGTGTGAGAGTAAAGGTATGCAGCAACCTGTTTAACGGCTCGGCGCAGCGTTGGCGGCACGCTTGCGGCAGTCGCCCCAAAGCCCGCAATATAATCAATCTCAATCGCGTTTGATCCACGCAAGGCAATTGGCCAAGTCGCCCCGTTGCGCAAAACCATCCGCCCAGGCTTTTGATATGTGTCAACGTCAAACGTATCGGCCACAACCACGGATGCCGCCGTGCTTGCCTCATCGTAGACCGTCACCGCGTCGATTGATGCCAATGGATAGCGCGGCAAATAGACAAAATCAGGCGCGCCGTTGATGTCCGCAATCGCGCCTTGCCGCACGCCGTCCCACCATTCCGCCCGCTGCGACGGCCAGCAATCCAGCACTAGCCGCCACGTTTGGCTAATCATGGCGATGCCGGTTGTTTCCTCGATCATCTCCCGCGCCGTTGCGATTAGATCGTTTGCCTCTGCGTCTGGCAATGCGGTTTCAGTCTCGGCCAAATGCGCGCGCAATTCGTCTGCCGTAATCGGCTCAACGGTTGGCGGCGTTACAACCGCGTGGCCGCGATACTGCGTGAATGTAGTGGGCGGTCTAAGGCTCATTGGTTTACCTCGTCATTGATTGCAGTCAGCCCCATTGCGGCCAACGCGTCTGCACCATCCATGCCAAGGATTGCCGTGATACGGCTTTTGGTGGCCTTTGGTGGCGTGGTGCCTTCATCGTTCGGCACCCATAGCGTGATAACCGCTTGGGCTTGTGCTGCCTTGGTCATGTCAATTATTCCCTCACCGTCCCATGCGGGGCGATGTAGTGCTGTTGTAGCTGCACTTATGAAGTTCACACCGATTGGCAGGCTTGCCACGGCATATAGGTTGCCATCAGCGTCTTGCCATGACGGGTTGCGATAGGTTTCCCCGTCGGCTGCGGAGTATCCCAATGCCATCGCGTAATGATTGGCAATGTCGATGTGTGCCGATGGAACTGCGATTGTAAGTCTCATTTACTTCTCCACGATCAAGCCGCCAGAGGCACTGATAGCCTTACTGACAGAGGTTGTTGTATTACCGACCCGACGAAGCCCTTCAAAGACGCTACGCCCTGCGCTGGTTCCCACATGAAGCAGGTCAGTGTCAGGATCGTGAGCCAAGGCTGTCA